ATTTGTACAAGAACAAGGTCTGTGCGTGGTACACGTCGCGGGATGCGCCTAACTCTGCGGATGGGTATCGGATTGATTGGTTCGCGTATTCTTCATTTGAGACAGCATTGTCCATACCGGTCCAGACTGAGGAAGGGAAAACAGTGTACCTTTGGCCGCGGCAGCGCCTACGCTCACAAGAGCTGCCTCATGTGCATATGGCCCCCAGAAGACTAAAGGCACTTCTATACTCTATGCTCGAGAAATCGCGCATCACCCGGGGAAGGCCAATGGCGATCTGTGTTGCCTGGGAAAAGCTGGCTCTGACAGCAACATCAGCTACATGGAGGTCAGGAGTGAATTTCCTGACTGCCAGATATTTGTCCGCGTCCCTGAGTGCACCGTCCTCCCCCTTTGATGAGATGGCAAAGAAGCTGAGAGCCCCAACCACCTTCGCAGATGTAGCGTATCTCCAGAACCTAATCATGGACTTGGACTCCTGGAAAACGCGCGACCAATTTCATGACAAATGCCCGCTTCTTGGGATTCCTCGCGCGTTCACACAGGTAGAAAGCTACTGGTCAATGTGGGTCCCCTCCGAATTCGCTGATACAAACAAGAGCATGGCCGAATGCGTGTCAGGTCTTGTTGACGAGTACGAACTGCTTGAGAACACGATGGCGATACGATGCCAAGATCTGCGTAGTCAGCTTTCGCTGATCCAGAGCGGCTACATCTCACATGCAGCTCTTGTTAGAGGACTTCGTGCAAGTTGTCGTCTGGACACGGGAGGTCGGCTTGGATGGTCATGGATTGGAAGCCTGGCAAGTGGTTACGCTCTCAACCTTCGTTCTTCTGCTGATGAGTTCGATGCATCGTTCGGCCGCGGCTCTAGGCACCGATCCTTTGTCCAGCATCTGACTGTGCGACATTCAATGCGCGTAGATGACCTTGGCAATCTCCATAAGGGAACTGTAGCTCAAATGATGCTCGATCAGGGAGTAGACCTCTTCTTGTCGAAGGTAGACCAGACCTTTCGGTTCTTGTTCCTGCGTGCCCCCCTATTCTTCAACCATCCCAAGAAAGGAGAACACAAGGAGCGGGAGATTTCAATCACTGATCCTGATTCGAGGATTGCTCTCAGTGACGCTGAACATATCTGTGGAATGTACGGACGTGGGACTGGAGTCGACTTCCTCAAAGACTCAAACAAGGACATCAAGTTCTATCGCACGAGTGCCAAAGTCTTAGAGCGTGGAGGGGCTATTCAGAGTTCTGATGCGACGAGATACGGCCCAATGATGTCTAACATGGCAATTGCGATTATGCTCTTATTCCTAGGCACACTTTCCACACATCTACGCTGGTCATCAGCAGTCTATGCTAGGCTGGCATACAGACGGATGCTCATCCCAAAGTCGGTTCTGCCCGAGTTCGAGAAGAAGATGTTTCATAGCGACTCACGTGACAAGGCAATCCGAGATCACCGGTTCGTGTCTGACCTCCCTGTTTATTGCCTCGAGGACGGTCAGCCGATGGGCTGGTACACCGCGAGCCACCACATGGGCCAGGGGATGTCACACCACTCAAGCTCACTCTTGCATGCAGGTGGCCTGATTGTTCTTCATGACGCTGCCATGGATTTCAAGATCGTTGTAAACGGGAAGGAGGCCGAGATCATTCCTTCCATCATGGTCACGTCAGATGATAGCACCCTGCTCCCACACGCAAGACACAGGGAGGGGGGGAAACCCATGACGAGAGCCGAGCGGCAGACAGCCTCCAGAATGTTCCTCAGCCTAATCAGGGCAGGACGTTGCATAGGGCTCAGAATGGTAAGTGTGATGCCCAACCTCGTCAAAGAGTTGATCGCAGGCAACAAAGGGGAATTCAATTCTCAGGACACAGGGATCGGGTCTTCATGTCCAATCCTAGGCTTTCGAGAGCTGATCTCCCTGATAGTTGAACCTTCAGCACCATCCCTAGTTGGGGATTACTTGAACGCTGCAGCGAATGCCAAGACCATAGCCCTCGATGGACAGGGGTTGAGAACTGGGAACTATCTACACAAGCTGTTACTCGACGCCATAGAAGAGCGCTGGCGCCTTGGAGAAGATCATCTCAAGAGCATAGAACAGAGTGGTGTCATTCCGTCCAAGCTAATACGGGGATGCGATGGTGTCGAAATGGCTAGCAGTCCCGCATCGTGGCTTGACCCTTCAGTCCGGGGAGCACTTATCAAATTGAGTTGCAGGCACAATGCTGAGGCAGAAGATCTGGATCCACACGCCCAAGACACAGTGTTCGGCGCCATGATGCACGTGCGCATCGGCATGAGAGCACAACATGTGCGAGCAATAACCAGGATTCGGGAAGAAGTTGCACGGGTTCGCAAGTCGGGTATGGAGCATCAGGCTTCCATGCTAGAGCAATCACTTTCGTCAACTCTCTCGTCTGCGAGGACGCGAAATATGGGCCGTGTGGCTGGGCGTATCAGAGCAAGGAACATACAGCCCAGACCTTATCTAGGTCAGGAGTTCTCGCGGGGCCCCATGCTGGAGACTACATTGAATTGGATCTATGTTGTGAGCCGGCTCGTCTCTGCTGAAGCGTTAGATCTCAGTGATATGGTGCGGGCCCATCAGCTCGGAGGCCATGTGGCTGTGGTTGGCACTGGTGCGACTAACTTCCCGAACCCCCCCGTGAAGAAGAAACACTACCCCCTCCCTCTTAAGAAACCGATCTTCATAATCGGAGATTATGGGCAGACTCCCTTTGGCCAGCACGCGCTTGAGCGGGCCAAGGCACAGAGGGTAGACAAAATAGGTCCAGAACATCGACAAGCAATACAAGATTACCTGCGCCTTAAAACCTACCGTAGCATGGCAGAATATGTCACTTACGGAGGAGGATATATGTCCTCATGGCTGGAGGGTGTCTCTGTGTCTCTTGTCGCCATCGACTACAGTGGTGATGTTGGGGCCCAATTCCGTCAGGCGATTCAGTGGGGTGATTACTCTGAGCGTGGTCTGGAGAAGCTGAAGGTGATAGCATCACACCATGCAGGAAAACCCGTTCTTGGGCTCCACAAACACGTGTCTGGTAGAGGATACTGGAATTGTATACACAGAGGTCGCCCAATCAGTGTGAACCTAGTGGTTGATCTAGAAGAGCAGGCAGGCAGGTCAATCATACATAGGCTGTCAGATGGAACAGAAGCGGTGCTCGCTCTACAGGGAATAGAAGAGGACGTAGACATGAGCCGGTATGCTCCAACACGCAATGACATTGATACGTACATAGAGCGGAGCTTCACACTGCCGGTACCAGCCATGATCCGGTCGCTCGAGGACGATGCTATCCAGAATCCAAGAGTTTCAATCCCAACGTACTCCACAGTTGTTACAGATGAGGACGGCGATCACGTGTTCTTCGTCTGTCCTCATGCGAGGGGAGACATCCGCACCAGCGGACTATCAGCTGATCGGATGAAGTTCCACAAAACCCGCGTGGTTGCAGACGCAGCGCTGGGGGGGTATTGGCACCACTCAGCGCGGGGAACAGCATTGCGTGCATTCATGCGCGGACATTATTTCGGAGAGACAATCTGGACAGATGGCGTGAGAGGATGGAGGGGGCAGATAGAGAACGAGCCATTGTATCACTATAGCCCGAAACACATAACAGATTGCAGATCAGTAGTCCTAATCGGAGGGATGAATGACCCGGACCTTATTTCTGGCATGAATTCGTGTTTTGCTGGGAAAGAGCATGTTGTTGCACACACCACGGGGCTGTGGCAGATAGCGACTGCTCACATGCTCTCCTACGAATATGTACCGCACTTGGTAGCAGCAAACGGTGGAACCAAGCATAACATGGATATATCAGAGGCGTCTTTCTTGAACGTCGCATATTCAGCTGATGAAGTTGCGCCAGCTGCTATCAATGGTGACGGGAGTCCCGTGTCACAACAACAAGCTGT